TCCCTACACCAAGCGCACGCTGTTTCTCGGGTGGTGGTCGAAGGACAATCAGGCGATCCCGCGCTCCGACGCCCGGTTCAGCGTCTACGCTACCGAGCCGCCGAACAAGCGCGAAAACGAGCGCATGGATGCCGTAGCCAAGGAATACGGTTGGGAGATCACGCCTGAACAGTTGGCGTGGATCAGGTGGAAAACCGATCCCTCCCGTGATCTCGACGACGAAGACCCCGAGGACGCGATCACGACCCAGGAACAAGCCTGGGTCGAGGACGACGCGTTTCAGCAGACTGGCTCCGCGTTCTTCATGGCGGACAAGTTGACGGCGGCCTCGGCGCGGCTGATCGAGGAGGTGAAGCCGCAATCGTTCAAGTTCTGGCCTGGGCTCGATTTCGTAACATGCGACATGCGTTCCGCGACGACGCGGCGCGAGGTCGAGTTCCGCATGTGGGAGGAGCCGGTTTCCGATAGCGTCTACATCGTGTCGGCGGACCCGGCGTTCGGGCATGACGAGAAAAACAATAACAGCGCCGTTCAGGTGTTGCGCTGCTACGCAGATGGGGTGGATCAGGTCGGTGAATATGCGTCGGCGACGATCCAGCCGCACCAGTTCGCGTGGCTGTTGTGGACCCTCATCGGCTATTACGGCTCGACGCGAACCGGGTGCCGGGTCTATTTCATCATGGAGATTAACGGCCCGGGCGAGGAAGTGTGGCGGCAGTTTCAGTCTACCGAGAACATCGTGCGCCAGGGATATCTGCGCACAGCAGCCCGTGAAAAAGGCATCGCGGACATCTTTCAGAACGCGCAGAAGTATATCTATACGCGATCAGACTCGATGGTTGCTGGGCAGTCGTGGCAGTGGAAAACAAACGAGCAAAACAAAGTGCAGATCATGGAGGCGTGCCGCAACTATTTTCATAACGGAGCGTTTCTCGTGCGTTCTATGGAAATGCTGGAGGAAATGCGGACGATTACCCGAGATGGTGATTCTATTGGTGCGGAGAACTTCAATCGGGACGATCGGACATTCGCGGCGGCGCTAGGCATCCGGGCATGGGATGAGCGAGCCCGGCGGCCGATGATCTCGGGAAACCGGACCAAGGAAGCGGAGCGCGCAAAACGATCCTTGTCGATCGAGGATCAGTGGACGATCTTCCAGCGCAATAAATTGACGGACTTCTTCGCGGTCAAGGAGCGCGCGAGATTGCAGATGCAGAGTGCGGCGGCACGATCGGCGTGGCGCGCGGGGTCTCGGCGACCGCAGGCGGGGAGGCGGTGATGAGAAAAATCAATATGAGATGGCGGTGTCCTGATTGTGGTGAGGAATTTTTATTTCCGAAAGACCAAGACCCGCCGGATCGCTGCGTTCACTGTGGCTCGTGGATGAATTTAGACGAGCCGCCAGATGAGGTTTTTGTCCCGAAAGCGCCAGCGATTCAAAAGAATAACTATGCCAAGGCGATCGATCAGACCTACCGGGCGACCGAGGAGGCATCGATCGCGCGGGCTAACGACGCGGCGAGCCAGTTGGAAGACGCCTACCGCAAGGAGGATCGGGAGTCCCCGTTTGAGGGCGACCCGGCGGTGCTGCGGGAATTTCAGCGCAACCAAGTCGCCGAGATGCGGTCGGGCCTCAAGATTACCGACATGAAAGATCCATCCTCGATGCGCGAGGGCGATAACGCGGTGGTCAATAGGCCGGTACAGGTGCCGGGTGCCGGGTTCCAGAGTTTCGAGGGAGCGACGGCACGAGATGCGCTCGGCGGCGGCGGCGGTCTGAACGCGCCGTTTGTATCAGCGGCGACAAGGGACCATAGTGCCCGCGCGTCGGCGATGATCCGCGCTGGACAGATCGCCAAGCATTAGGAGCGCGCACGTTTGGCCGCTTTAGCAGCAAGAATAGCGGCGGTGTGGGCGGCGGGACGCGGCTTGCCTTTGCGGACGGTGCGGTTGTATTCGGCTAAACTATTGGTTTCGGCCTGCTTTTTCTTTTGTGCTGCGCTCATATTTTGCCGGGCGGACAGAGAAAATGGATTGCGTTTTGGTCGAGGCGGGCGCAACCCATGTTTTCGATCATCCCATACGCCTTTTATAGCGGCGGAGACATTGGCTCGGGGGGTCGCGGATGCTTTACGACCTGTATTGGCAGCGGATATTTTAGAGCGATGGGGTGCGGATAGAGTCCGCCCAGTAAGCGAGGCCCGGCGTTTTGCGTTAGATTCGGCAGATTCTTTTTTCCCTCTATGTGCGGCGCTCATTCTCTCTCTTGTTTCTACAGTCACTGTGCGACCGATAAATGATTCCCCGCCGGGGCTGAGATTATATCCGTGGGGCGCTAAGGTATGGTGCGCGGCGATCAGGCGACGCTCAGCGATAGCGGCTTCGCCGGATGTTGGCACCCGACACAATTCTGTTATGGTGAACGCTGCCGTTCCGTGTTTTTTGATAGCGAGGGCAATTGCCGAGCGAGGATTTTTTGCACTTGCCTTCCGACGTGGGCTTTCCATCGAGCGAGCAATCCGATACTGGTTAATCCAATGTAGGATTTCCCGTTCAGTTTATTGGTGATCATATAGATGTGCCATGCATCTGACATTGGTGCCACCAGAAGAGAGGTTGGAGCAAGCACGATGAGCGAATGAGAATACCAACAACTAATGAAAAAGAACTGGTGCAATTTGCCGCCAATACTACTGTAGATTGTTCGGTTAGTCAATCACAGAGGGCGGCAGCATATAAAACCTATGGGCAGTGGGTCGAGACCGGACAAGCGCCAGCGGGTGACAATGCCGGTCTTGCGCTGTGCAATCTCCTCTATTCCCACACCGACCGTCTCGCCGCGCATCTGTTCAGCCCGAGTGAATTGCGTGCCGCGATTGATTTTGAAAGCCTCCAACCGAAGGAATGGCTCGACAAGGGTGCGGTTGCCGCGCGGATCGTATCGCGGGCGTGGGAGGCGCAGAACGTCGATCTTCTATTCGGTCACGGTGTCAAGGAGGCGCTGACCTATGCCGGGTGCCTGCTCAAACAGGTCTGCATTCGGGACAGCGAGGGGAACGCCGAATACAAGGGTGCGCGGCTCGTCATGCCGTGGCAGTTCGGTGTCTACAATGAGGGGGTCAACGATCTCGCCGACCAGGAGGCATTTGTCGAAACCGTTTGGCTGAACCGGCACGAGGTTTGGCGGCGGATTCGCTACCTCCCGGAGCCGGAAAAGCTGTTCAACCGGATCATCGGGAACTCGAAGAAGGAAGAGGGATCGGGAGCGTCGGTCAGCTTCATGCACCAGGTACTCTCGACTTCGGTGTTGAGTACCACGGGCGGGACGCAAGGCGCGGGGCGGCCGGGCGGCATCGTGCAGCTCACTAACGGCCCTAATTACGCACCCCTCGCTCCAATGGTTGCGGTGGACCTTTACCCGATGCACGAATTATGGGTGAAGGACGATAATCGACCCGGTGAGGATTGGACGACGATTCAATGGTTTGAGCCTGACATCATCGTGGCCCCGCGCCCGGGTATGAAGCGGATGAATCTCTTTGCTCCCGAGGTGCAGCCGTACACGCTGATCCAGCCGAACTATCTCCCAGGCTACTTCTGGGGGCGCTCGGAGATCGTCGATCTTGTGATGCTGCAAGATTGGTTGAGCGAGCATCTTGGAGACGCGCGCCGGTTGATGGGATTGGCGATCGACAAGGTTCTCGCGTTTCCAGGGTATGACGGGAACACGGACGAACTTGTCACGTCGATGCGGAATAGTGGGTTCATCGGGTTGCCGCAGGGGGCAAGTGTCAGCGATTTGACGCCGCCGATGCCGCCGCAACTTATTCCGATGATCAGCGAGATCATCCAGTTGATGAACATGGTTTCCGGCTTTCCGCCGATCATGTCGGGACAGGGTGAGCCCGGGGTTCGAGCCGGTGTCCATGCCGATACGTTGATGAAAACCGGAAGCCCGCGCCTGCGGGATCGTTCGCTTCTCGTCGAGCGGCAATGCGCGGCGGCACTCGATGTCACGCTATCGTTCTATCAGGCGAAGAACGCCAAGGCATATTGGACGAACCCGAACGACG